ATGATATTTTTATGAATGCCACAAATGCCCTTAACTGAATTTTTCGTTCCATCTCTTCAGCAGAATTTACAGAATTTGTAGAGGCTAAACACTGCCACTAAATCCATTTGTAGTCAGACCGTTTAAAACCTCCAGCTTACCCCACGATTACCTAGTATCTACCTCCAAACCGCAGACCCAAACATTCTCGTAGCGACGCTTCTTGATGGTCGCAATCATCGAATATTCGCCACTCGCACCCTCGTACCGATCCAGAATCTGAGGCCCCACACTCGCTGGGATATACAATTCATGGTTCTCCAGACCCATAAGCCCCAACTCTTCATCCGTCTCAAGATCGTGGCCATATAAAGCCTCTGTCATAAGGGCATGGCAAGTGGACTTTACTGGCTCGAATGTCTCTTCCCTATGATACGTCTGGGCAGACCTAGTGCTTGTCGGTCTTGACAACTCTCCGCTAACATTACATAAATAAAGCGTGCCTTCCCATGTCACTACTTCATTCTCAAATGCTTCTGCCCTCTTGCTCATTACAAGGTGACGGGTATCATCTACCTCAAATTGGATCACGTCCCCTGCAATTATTTCTGTGTCATACTGGAATGAAGCATTACGGAAATAATTTGCGACAAAAGGTTTCGTTATCTGCCGATTGATTTCAGAGTCAAGGTATTCTCCAGTTACGTCGCCTGAATCTCTAATGATAGTAATTGCAGACCCAACATCAGCAAAAATATCCTTTATGTCAGCGCCAATGCCCATTTAGGCAATCCGAAGACGAAGATCCATCTTGGTAAAGGGGAATCTAAACCCAACAGCCCTAAGGTTTCCCCGAGAATAAAATTTATATAGGCCCCAACGATAAAAGTGATTTGGTGGTTTTACTCTTATTATTTTCATTCTGCCTCATCTCCTACACATACCTATCCTATAAATAAAATCGGCGGTAAAAACTGTTCCTATGAACTCTCGTTCGGAGTAATCATGACAAGGTTGTCCTCGTCATAAGTGTAGTCCCGTCCAGTCTCCCCCTGATAAGCGAACCCACTGTCAACTTTGTGGCCAAACAGTTCAGAAGTAGCCACACCAGCAAACTCAAAGGCAAACTCCTCTATGGCGCCCTGAAAAGCTTTGTCCATGGAATCAACCATTTTCTGGAAATGCTCAAAACGATGCTGTAACCGGATCTGTTTGTACTGGAACTTTATCGCTGACTCACTTAGTAGATAGAAAAAAAGATGCCTCTTTGCCCTTTCTTTCACCCACTTGATTCTGAAATCAGTCGATACTGGCATAGTCCAGCCAGTATCACGTTCAGCATCGGCCACGGCATTCGTGTAATCATCTGTTTCCAGATAAGAAGTAAGTCCTTTAACTTCCGTCTGGAGGAGGACTATCAATTCCGCTTCGGTCATTTTTTACACTCTCAGCTAGTTCTTTGAGTTTGAGCCCATTTTCCTCGCTCGGTGAGCCTCTTCCGCTTTTCCACATAAATATACTGGCATTGGATACTCCCAATTCCTTTGCCAACTTGGTAGCATTCATCTGGGTAAGCAGGTAATCTAAATTTGAGTCTATTGTGATAGCGTTGGAGGTCTCTTCCTCCAAACCAAATGGGTCGGTTTTCTCATTTGTTTCGTTCTCGTTTACGGTTTCAGGCACAACAATTTTTGGTTTCTCGGTTGTACCCTCAAGAACCCTCACGGTTCCTGTTTCCAATCTCACTTCATTTAAAATTACTTGAGGAATAGGGGACTTGGTGCTGTCAAGCACGGTCCCCTTCCTCCAAACGTTAGGTCTACTCTTTAGGGTCACTAAAAGCTCGACCTTCATTATCATCCCTCCCGATTAAGTAGCGGGTTCAAATTCCACCACGATAGCGGCATTCCGCATTTCCGTGGTAGGTGTCGCAGTCCTTGTCAAGGTCAGGGCATAGGTAATCATATCACCCAGGCTTACGGTGTTATTATCTTGATCCATAATTGCCTGGGTAATACCCGTATCCCCCGAAACCTTTGTTGTCTTGTTTGTTGATGCTTCTCCGCTCACATGGGCAATAACCGGGGTAGTCGTTAAACAGCTAGTTCCGTTAATTAAAACATCCACGGTAAAGGAAAGAGTATTGGTATCATCCTTACCGGACTGCTCAACAGAAAGCCACACATCTGAAGCTTTCCCCGATACGTTAGCTGCCCCAAGTGCAGCGCCTCTCACATCCGCCAGTATTTCCCCGGATTTAACCGCAAGCATAGGCGATACTTCATTGGCCGCCATTTGCTTCAGAAATCCCGGTGAAGGGAATGGTCCTTGTTGCTGCTTCATGTTGGATCACCCCCTTTCTTTAGGCTACCGTCAGTTGGTATATGGCATCCTCATGGTAAAGGACTGGCAAACCCTTGTCCTCAACTCTCAGAAACATCCCATCAGGGTCCTTAACCATCCAGCGGTCAATCTGCTGGCCCCATCGCCTATCAAGCTCATGGGGGGCTCTCATTAGTTCCGCAATCGGCTCACCATCCACACTGTCTGCCCACATAATAAACTTGTTTGTGGGTATGAATTTCCGCGTCATGTAGACGTAATCCTCAACGGCCTTGTAAGCACTGGCAAGAGTACCTGTGGCTGTCAAGGTGCCAGAATTCGCCGTAACTGCACTAATGGTTAGGGTTTCTGTCGTCCCGGCTGAAGTGTCGAGACAAGTCAACGTTCCATCGACCTCAAAGTCAATGGTGCTGTCCACATAAATCGTATGTGGTCCCGCACCAGCCGCAAGGGCAGTAGTAAGCCATGACCGGATCTGATACGCCTCATCATAGAGGTGCATATTGGGGATACCAATAAGGGCACCAACTACCTGAAGAGGATTACTGAAAAGATCCCCGGTCCCATAAGCCGACTTCTGTAAAAGGGTCTGAATGGTGGCGTCGAAAATCAAATACTTCAAAACTTCCGTTACAAAGATAGCGTGATTCAAGACACCTGCGTTAGCATTGCTTATGGCCAGCTTCGCATCGAAGATGTTCTCGCCAATGTTCCGGCTTGTACCATCTGACCATTTATCGTCAGCCGCCAACGTGACTTTGTTTGCATCCGGGATACCGTAATCGAGGGTAAGGTATGCGCCGTTTTTGTCCTGATAAGTAAAACCATCATTACAAAGCATTTGAGCAAGCATCCATTCCTCTCTCCGGTACGCCCTATTTGACAAGTTCCGCGATTGATTCGCGAGGGTTCTGGCCGCCTGTTGGTACACCCGATCCGTTCCAGGCTGCCTGATGTTATTCAGAAAGGAGGAACCGAAAAAGGTGCGTTCTTTCCAAAATGCTGCCTGTGCTTTATGGCTTGCAACTCCCGGAATGGAAGTAGCAGGAGCCTCGGCACTCTCAGTAGAAAAAGGGGTCAACCCACGGCTTCCGATCTGAGATTCCCACTCAATGAGATCCGACTCGTAATTGGTCGAACCAAACATCTTACGAAGGATCAAATTGGGGGGGGCCATGTACTTTTCAATCAGCTTATTGAGAACTGTTAGTCTCAAAGCTGGTACGTCACTGATCCCAATAGTCATCTTTTAGCACCTCCTTTCTTAAAGAATTAGATACGGATCTTCTTCCCGCCAGGAAGACCTGTCGGCAAGAACATCGGTTGAATTATAGCCATACAGGCTATTTTTGTAGAGCATGGCGTTTCCAAGAACAAGAACGCCTTGCCCACCCTTAGCATTCTCTCCAGTCCCGGTATTAACCGCTTCCTTCAAGATACCCTTGGCTTCACAGAACGGAGTGGTCGTCTTACTCTGAATATAGACGCAAGCCCCTTTTGAAGCCTGGATGGTTGGGAAAACATTGGTTACTGTGATTACTGCCATGTGGGAATAAGTCGTCCTGTCAATATCGGTAATCGCCCCAAGATCGGTGTGAACAGCATAGTCGCTATCGGCCTCAGAAAGATGATCGCCGACCGCAAATTTGTAGCTGTCATCCATGGTAACATAGCCTGTGTACGCTCCAGCGGTCACGTCGGCCACTAGATACGCTATACCCCAGGTATTAGCCAAAGCAGCTACCAGTCCATTCGAGTCAGCTCCATACTGATAGGGGACATAATTACCAACCCTACTTGTACTATCAGTAATGATCCCCATCACGGCTCCAGCCTTCACCACACCATAACCAGCAGGAATGGTAATAACTTTGGCCAGTGCGCGGTTCGGATCAGAATAAAAGAGTCTTTTCAGGTCTTCCGGTTCACCCCGAAAAATATACGGTGTTTGTCCTAACGGCATGTTATGTCACCTCCTTTCTCACGAAGGAAAATAGCGTGTCAGCTAATTCCACATCAGCCTTCTCTTGTGCGTTAATCCTCGCTGTCTCGGAATCCCCGGCCTCTTTTACCGAAAACCCCTCTCCCAGCACTGAGGAGACTATTCCTTTGCCTTGCCAATCTTTAATCTCCTCGTCCACTGCCGCTGAAAAGGCCACAACGTCCAGATTCCCATCCTTGACAAACTTGTCGTAGGACACCTGAGCCCTGACTTTATCGAAAAGCCTGTCCGGGATATCGCTGGCCAACAGTCGAGCAGCCCAGATACTGCCTGCCTCAAACTTCAGTTCTTTTTCCTTGCGGATGGCCTCGGCCTTTTCAAGGGCAAGAACTTTGGCTTGGGTATCAGCACGTTCAGTATCGAACTGCCGCTGCATTTCGGCCTTTTCCTTGTTGAACCCGTCAGTGAGCGTGGTCGTTACATCAGCCACAATCTCATCGAAGAGTTCAGGATGGTCTTTCTTCAACTCATCCACATTCATTGCAGTTACCCCCTCTCCTTGAATTTGGTCGCTCGGCTCATCTGGCTCCGCGTTAGTCAAAATGTTCACTGTAAATTCCACTTCTTCATCTGCAAAGGCGACTGCCTTTGTATTTGAATCTGCTCCAAATACGCAAACAGATGCTTCCTTAAAAATGGATTCCCGCCAGATAGTGGCAGGCCCCTTTACCGACATTCCGTTCACTTCGGCCTTAGCACCTACTTCAAGCTTCTCAATTATGGTTGGCTTGGCATATATGGAACTTTCATAAGGAAAGCCTTGTTTTGAAAGTACTCTAAATTCCAAACTTGCTTCTGTGTCCACAAATTCGGCTTCATCTATTACCAAGGCACCTGAATCTATCTTCGGTTTGTCATTAGTGAAAGCGACTTTCCTGTCCGTCATGTGATTCTCAAGAATCGGATTTTTCTTTTTAGGAAATTTCATTCCGGACAAATCAATCGCAAGGTCGCCCCAATACCAGTGCGCCTTAATTATTCCCCCGCTATATGCAACCATCTGAAGACTATCTTTACCGTCCTTATCCTTGGCCAAAGCAAACCCCTCGTGATCTATAAAGCAAAGGGCCGCTTTCGGCATCTTCTTGATCTCTTCTGCCATGGACTGCTTCTCCTTTTTTTTGCTACAAGCAGGTAGATCAGAATAATGACGACATACACAAGCTTTTATGCCTGCTGGTCGCGGAGCATGTCTGGCGTAACTGATCGCAGCAATGGCCCTAGCCCTAGTGTTTACAGGGTAACTTCCAGCAGGGGCTCCGCCACTGGGCCCACAAAAAGGCCCCTTCTTATATTTACCAACATTAGAGCCACCAGGCTTTTTCTTGGCATCTGCTTGGGCAGCAAGACGGGATTCAACATCATCGTCCATAATGTCAAAATGTAAATCATGGTCTTTCCAATTAAATTCGTTTTCTTCCATGACATCCTCCGAAAACTTGGAATTTGCCGCTATTTTTGCCCTTGGAGCGCAAGTCTTATCATTTCCCGTCTTCATGCACTCTCGATACACAGAATTTGCAATTTCAGCCCACTTAGTCCTATCGTTTCCCTTCAGATTCTTCGGGGCATCTTTAGCGGTCCAGGGCATTTTAAACATCTCCCTCCGGCAACGGATATTTCATCTCAAAATCTCTTAAAATCTCTTCCAGATCGTCCTCGTTATATTCAGCTAACTTTTCTACTCGTTCAATTCTCATCGCCGCCCATTCCGGCGCAACCGGATCAGGGTCAGGATAAAACTCCCCAAAAAGGTCAGTCGCTATTTCCGTCACCT